ATGAGGTGTGAGAAAGTGGAACAGAAAATTACTGCTATTCCAAGAGGGTGTGACAGTGCTAGGGTTGAGCAGGTGATCGTAACAAGAGCCTTGAAAGGTGCAGGAACAGAAAATGACCCCTGTAGAGAGGTCATTCAGTATTGGACTCTTGACGGAGAGCTGATTGTAACAAGATCACAATATGAGGAGGGCAAACGTTGAATTTGAAAAAGATAGCGTACTATCTCGGTATTGCGTTGTGCCTAGCAAGTCCGCTTGCATTCGGTATATGTATGCTAATAGGGCTTGACAACACAATTCCGTTGTCTCTCATGATAACTAGCAATGTTTGCAGGATATGTTCGCTGGAAGCAGAAATGACAGAAAACACAATGAGGAGGGACAAAGCAATGAAAATGTACAAAGTAACAACAGTAGACCAGTATCATTATAAAAGGGTGTTCACAGTAGCAGCAAAGAGTCAGTACGAGGCTCTGACAAAGGCAAGTGTTATTAGTCCCCATGAGAATGTTTTGACTATCGAGGAGGTGGACTAAATGCTCAGGGTGATATCATCGGCAGAGGCAGTTGAGCGGCTCAGAGCAGCAGGGTTCAACACAAATGTGAACAGGCTGAACGCAGGGCTCAGACAGGGCGTGTATCCTTTTGGGTGCGCCATTAAGCTTAACGAATATGTGTACGAGATATACTCAACTCTGCTTGACAAGTGGATAGCAGAGAGATCAGAAAGGACGTGAGAAAATGAACAACCTGATAACAACGTTGGAGATCATCAGATATGTGTCAGCCATAGCACTGTGTGTGGCGCTGGTTGCACTGGCAATCTATGGACTGTACCGCAATATCAAAGAAACCGCAGAAGACACAGTTCGTGAGGAATTAGAGCGTGCGGTGAGAGAAGCAGGTAGACCCGTGGTCAAGGTCGAGATACAGACGAAAGGAAAGTGGTAAAGTGTCAGAGGGTATGTTTATAGCCTGCATAATAGGCGCAACGATCGTGATACTGACAGTTTTCTATGCCGTGATACTGTTCATAGCATGCATTATAGACCAGCACAAATGGGAACATGAACACAGTTGTGACGATGAAAATCACGACGAAAACAGCGATGGCATAGTTTAGATTTGCAATGCAACGGATTTGCTATGAATAGCATTGGCTACGGCAAAGCGAACCTGTGAACGACTGCGAAATGCGAAGGCGCTGTTTTGCATAGCATGGAGCAACGGCACAGCATTGATTGACATAGATTCGCAAGGGCTAAGAATAGCTATGATTCGCAAGGGCACTGCACAGCCACGCAAAGGCCTGGCAAAATATTGCGTAGCTAGGGCTAGGTATGCACAGCACCGTTTAGATAAGCAAAGGCATAGCTAAGTTCTGACAAGCAAAGGCGAGGCGAAGTTTTGACACGCAACGAGAGGCAAAGGCATAGCAGGGTGCAGATTGGCGGTGCCATGCAAAGAAATGGCATTGATTAGCAAAGGCATTGAGAAGCATAGAGACGCAAGGGCATAGCAGTGATTAGCAAAGGAACTGCAGTGACTAGCAAAGGCGTAGTTTGGCACAGTATGGCGTCGAAAAGCAAGGAAAAAATAAATTTAACATTTAACGGAGGTCAAAAGACATGAGCATGAAAAAAATCAAAGTAAAGTTGACGTTCACCGAAGAAATTTTGGGAACGGCAAACGCAACAACCACAATCCACGATGAGTACATAGCGTCAAAAGCACCAGACGCAAAGAGCCGTGAGGAAGAGATAGCCGCACTTGGTGTAGCGGAAGTGGTCGAAAAATCTATGACGGTGTTCCCGACACTGGAAGACGGCACGCCTTTCTTGTGGGACTATCAAATCAAAGGATTTTTCAAAGACGCTTGCGGCGTTCTGAAAAAGGTATCAGGCACGGCAAGTTCAAAAATCAAAGCGTACAAGAAAGAGATTGACGGACTTATCTTCGTCGAGGAGCGCAAGATACCATACGAATTCAAGGGCGGCATGGGCGAGTGCCAGAGACCGTTGAGAGCAAGCACACCGCAGGGCGAACGTGTTGCACTGGCACACTCTGAGACAGTTCCTGCAGGGGCAACAGTTGAGTTTACTATCGATATTCTAAAAGACGATATGGAAACAGCCGTGCGTGAGTGGTTGGACTACGGCAGGCTGAGAGGTATCGGTCAGTGGCGTAACAGCGGCAAAGGTCGCTTTGAGTGGGAGGAAGAGAAATGCTGACGAGAGAAGAAACGATAAAGGCATTTGAATGCTGCTACATGGTGCATAGCTGTGAAGGATGTCCATTTGACGAGCAAGGGAAATGCTACGTCGGAGAGCCAGAGGTCAGCAGAACTGTTATACACTACCTCAAAGAAAACGAGCCTGCACCTGCGGCAACAGGCACAAGCTCGGAGGTATCAAAAGATACCGGTTCAATATTACACCTTGATGATACCACAAAAGCAGCGATTTGTCAAGCATATGATACCGCAGACAAAGCCTGTACAGATATAATCGATATCTACGAAGGAATGTCGGCATGTGAGCGTAGAGCTTTTGATATCGGAGAGGCATACGGAAAGATATGCAGCACAAGGGATAAGCTTGAAAATATGAAAGGAGCGAACTAAAATGTCAGTAAAAATAAACTCACTTGAATTTGAGAACGTAAAAAAGATAAAAGCCGTGCAGCTTGAGCCCGCAAAGAATGGACTTACTGTTATCGGCGGTAAGAACAGGCAGGGCAAGACCTCTGTGCTTGACGCTATCGCTTGGGCGCTTGGTGGTGACAAGTATAAGCCGTCCTCTCCTCAGCGTGAGGGGTCTGTTGTCGAACCGCACTTGAAGATCACCCTCGACAACGGAATCGTGGTGGAGCGTTCGGGCAAGAACAGCTCCCTCAAAGTCACCGACAGCACAGGCAAAAAAGGCGGTCAGCAGCTTTTGAACAGCTTCGTTGAGCAGTTTGCACTTGACCTGCCTAAGTTCATAAATCAGTCAAGCAAGGAAAAAGCTTCAACTCTGCTGAAAATAATCGGTGTGGGTGATACGCTCTATCAGTTGGAACATAAGGAACATTCCCTCTATGACCAGCGTACCGCTATCGGCAGGATAGCTGACCAGAAGTCTAAGTTCGCAAAGGAAATGCCCGTGTATGCAAACGTTCCTTCCGAGCCTGTTTCAGCTTCTGAGCTTATCAGACAACAGCAGGATATACTTGCTCGCAACGGCGAAAATCAGCGTAAGCGTGACCAGAAAGAATACTACGAAAAGCAGTTGGAGATTGCTAAGTCTGCCTATGAACGTGCAAAAGCAAGCTATGAAGCGGCAGCGAACAACTTCAAGCTTGCAAGCCTTGACGCAGAAAACCTCTTGGACGAAAGCACAGCGGAGCTTGAAAAGAACATCTCAGATATTGAGGAGCTGAACAAGAAGATAAGAGCAAACCTTGACAGGGAGAAAGCTGAGATAGACGCTGAGGACTACCGTTCACAGTATACATATCTCACTGAGCAGATAGAGGACGTAAGGCAGGCTAAAACTGACCTGCTGGGCAGTGCCGACCTGCCTCTTGAAGGACTTTCCGTTGAGGACGGAGAGCTGCTGTATAACGGGCATAAGTGGGACAGTATCAGCGGTGCTGAACAGCTTATCGTCGCTACCTCTATCGTGAGAAAGCTCAACCCTGACTGCGGTTTTGTCCTGCTGGACAAGCTTGAACAAATGGATACCGACACCCTTGAAGACTTTGGTAAGTGGCTTGAAGCACAGGGCTTGCAGGCGATAGCCACAAGAGTTTCCACAGGTGACGAGTGCAGTATCATTATCGAGGACGGCAGGTCAATGGACAATGATAAGGAAGAAAACACAGAAACGAAAACTTGGAAAGCAGGTGCATTTTAATGTATGAGATAACATCAGGAGTTGTAAGCTCCGCACAGAAAGTCGTGATATATGGTCCTGAGGGCATAGGCAAATCCACCTTTGCGGCTCAGTTCCCTGACCCTGTATTTATTGATACTGAGGGCAGTACAAAGAAGCTGAACATCAGACGTTTCCCTAAGCCGTCAAGCTGGGAAATGCTCAAAAACGAGGTAAAGGAAGCTATGAACGGCAGGCTCTGCAAGACCCTTGTCATTGATACATTTGATTGGGCTGAACAGCTTTGCATTGAAACTATCTGCTCGGCACATCAGAAAAAAGGCATTGAAGATTTCGGCTACGGCAACGGCTATGTTTACGAGAAAGAGGAGATAGGCAAGTTTCTTAATCTCTTGCAGGAGGTAGTTGACAGCGGTATCAACGTTGTGCTTACGGCTCACGCTCAGATGAGAAAGTTTGAACAGCCTGACGAGCTGGGCGCTTATGACCGCTGGGAACTGAAACTCGGCAAGAAAACTTCTTCTCAGATATCGCCTCTTGTGAAAGAATGGGCTGATATGGTGCTGTTTGCAAACTACAAAACATATGCAGTAGCTGTGGATAAGGACGGCAAGAAGTTCAAGGCTCAGGGCGGCGACCGTGTTATGTACACCACACATCACCCCTGCTGGGACGCTAAAAATCGTGACGGACTTCCGTCTGAAATGCCTTTTGAGTATAGTGGTATAGCTCACCTGTTTGCGTATACACAGCCTGCTGAAATGCCTAAGCCTGTGCCGATGCCAAGACGTGTGCAAGAGCAGCTTGCACAGCCGAAAGCAGCACCGCAGCCACCTCATAAGACATCAAACGCAGTGACATTGCAGCAGGCTCAGCCAACAGCTGCACCAAAGGCAGAAGAACCCCTTACAGATCTCAGCGGCTTTGAGGACGTTGCACCACCGCCTATCGTTATCCCTGATGGCATACCGAAAGCACTTGCAGACCTTATGAGAGCCAACAACGTAAGCGAATCGGATATACGTCTTGTGGTATCTCAGAGAAACTATTTCCCTTATGATACCCCTATTACCAACTATCCTGACGACTTCGTGCAGGGCTGTCTGATAGGTGCTTGGGAGCAAATGCTGCCGCTTATCAGAGAAAATCAGAAAGTACCATTTTAAAAGGAGGACAACACTATGGATAATTTTATGGAATACGGCTGGGAAGATGAGATAGTCAACGAGGGTGGGGACTTTGTCCTGCTCCCTGAGGGGGACTATGACTTCACTGTTGCAAAGTACGAACGTGCAAGACACGAGGGGTCGGCAAAAGTGCCACCCTGCAATATGGCAAAGGTCACATTCACCATTTGGGGTGCAGAGGACAGCGTGGAGATAACAGAGAACTTCTTCCTTTGCAACAAGTTTGAGTGGAAGCTCTCAGCACTTTTCTTGGCTCTCGGGCTAAAAAAGCATGGCGAGCCGCTGAAAATGAACTGGAACGCTATCACAGGCAAAAAGGGCAAGTGTCACGTCTACGTTGACAACTACAAGAACAAGGACGGCGAGGACAGGCAGTCCAACAAGATTAAAAAGCTCTATGCCTATGACGAGAATGTTACTACCGTTCAGCCTGCTCAGACGCAGACACCACAGTATAGTCAGCCTGCTCAGACAGGTGGCTGGAAAGCCGGTGCGTTCTGATGATGAATTTAAGACCATATCAAAACGAGGCTAAGCTTGCTATACTCGAACAATGGTCTGAGGGAATAAACAAAGTCCTTGCAGTTCTGCCGACAGGAACGGGAAAGACAATACTTTTCTCGGCTGTTACGGAAGAATGTGTGCGGCAGGGTAAGCGTGTGCTTATCCTTGCCCACAGGGGCGAGCTGCTTGACCAGGCGGCAGACAAGCTTATGAAGTCAACAGGGCTTGGCTGTGCCACCGAGAAAGCAGAGCAAAGTTGTTTAGGCTCTTGGTATCGTGTGGTAGTAGGCTCAGTTCAGACCCTTATGCGTGAGAAAAGGCTAAAAGGCTTTTCGGAAAATTACTTCGATACCATTATCATTGACGAGGCTCATCACGCTATCTCAGACGGCTATCAGAGAGTGCTTGACCATTTTCCAAAGGCTCAGGTGCTTGGGGTGACGGCTACACCTGACAGAGGCGATATGAAGAACTTAGGCTCAGTGTTCGACAGCCTTGCATATGAATACACCCTGCCGCAGGCTATCAAAGAGGGCTATCTTTCACCTATCAAGGCTATCACCATACCGCTGAAACTTGACCTTTCGGGAGTATCAACTCAGGCAGGAGATTTCAAGGCAAGTGATATCGACACGGCACTTGACCCTTATCTTTATCAGATAGCTGATGAAATGCTCAAATACTGCAAGGAGCGCAAGACAGTTGTGTTCCTGCCGCTTGTCAAGACCTCTCAGAAGTTCCGTGATATCCTTATCAGCAAGGGCTTTAACGCCGCTGAGGTCAACGGAGAAAGCACAGACAGAGCAGAGATACTTGAAGCTTTCGACAAGGGCGAATACAACGTGCTTTGTAACTCAATGCTCCTCACAGAGGGTTGGGACTGTCCGTCAGTTGACTGCGTTATCGTGCTAAGACCAACAAAGGTGCGTGGGCTTTACTGCCAAATGGTAGGCAGAGGCACAAGGCTCTGTGAGGGAAAGACAGAACTTTTGCTGCTTGATTTCCTATGGCACACAGAACGCCACGAGCTTTGCAGACCTGCACACCTTATCTGTCAGAATGAAGAGGTCGCTGAGAAAATGACCGAAAACCTTGCCAATGAGGCAGGCTGTGCAGTGGATATCGAAGAGGCAGAAAAACAGGCAAGCGAGGACGTTGTGGCACAGCGTGAAGAGTCTTTGGCAAAGCAGCTCAAAGAAATGAAAACACGCAAGCGAAAGCTCGTTGACCCATTGCAATATGAAATGTCAATACAGGCTGAGGACTTGTCCTCTTACGTTCCTGCTTTTGGCTGGGAGTGTGCTCCTGCTACTGACAAGCAGAAAGCAAAGCTTGAAAAGCTGGGCATTTTCCCTGACGATATAGACAACGCAGGCAAGGCAAAGCTTATCCTTGACCGCCTTGAAAAACGCCGCAATGCAGGACTTACCACTCCAAAGCAGATAAGGCTGCTTGAAAGCAAGGGTTTTGAACACGTTGGCTCTTGGAGCTTTGACAGTGCAAGCAGGATGATAGCCCGTATCTCTGCCAATGGTTGGAGAGTGCCGAGAGATATCGACCCGAAAACATACACACCTGAGAACTAAGGAGAAGTGAATGGATAACACAAATTTGCTTAAAATGCTTGAATACATAGACCCTGCCAGCTGTGATTATCAAGAATGGGTCAACGTGGGAATGGCCCTCAAGCACGAGGGCTATTCTGTGAACGATTGGGACAGTTGGTCGAGGTCAGACAGCCGTTATCACAGCGGTGAGTGTGAACACAAGTGGCAAGGCTTTAACGGCAATGCTCAGCCCGTGACCGCAGGAACTATCGTGCAAATGGCAAAGGAAAGAGGATACAGCCCCCATGAGTTTAAGGCATACGATTGGGACGGCGAGATAGTTGCAGAAGAAAGCAGTCCCCTTGTAAACGGCGGTGAGGGCATACCGATCACCGAGCCTGCAAACTGGGACCCTGTCAAGGAGATAGTGACCTATCTTGAAACACTCTTTGAGGCAGGGGAGAACGTGGGCTATGTTACGCAAACGTGGGAAACAGAAAAGGACGGCAAGACCAGGTATCTGCCCACAAAAGGGTGTTGTGACAGGACGGCAGGGGAACTTATCAAGAGGCTTGGCGAATGTAACGGCGACATTGGTGCGGTATTTGGCGACTACAAGGAAGAGGCAGGAGCGTGGATCCGCTTCAATCCTCTTGACGGCAAGGGCGTAAAGAACGAGAATGTAACAGACTACCGCTATGCTCTTGTTGAAAGCGACAGTATGCCAATAGAACAGCAGAACGCTGTGATGAGAGAGCTTGAACTTCCTATCGCTGTGCTTGTATACAGCGGTGGAAAGAGCGTTCACGCTATCGTCAAGATAGACGCTCCCAACTATGACGAATACCGTAGGCGTGTTGATTTTCTTTACAAGGTCTGCAAGGAAAGCGGTCTTGACATCGACAAGCAGAACCGCAACCCCTCACGTCTCTCGCGTATGCCGGGCGTGATGAGAAACGGCAAGAAACAGTTCATCATTGACAAGAACATAGGCAAAGAAAGCTTTTCAGAATGGAAAGATTACATAGAAAGTATCAATGATGATCTCCCCGACCCTGAGAGCCTGAGTGCTGAGTGGGATAACCTGCCTGAGCTTGCTCCGCCACTTATTGACGGTGTTCTCAGACAGGGCCACAAAATGCTCATTGCAGGTCCGTCAAAGGCAGGCAAGTCTTATGCACTTATAGAGATGTGCGTGGCGATAGCTGAGGGGGTCAAGTGGTTTGGCTGGCAATGCACCAAAGGAAAGATACTATACGTCAACCTAGAGCTTGACAGAGCATCTTGTCTGCACCGTTTCAAGGACGTGTACACCGCAATGCACCTAGAGCCTGAAAACCTCAACAGCATAGACATATGGAACTTGCGAGGTCACAGCGTACCAATGGACAAGCTTGCACCAAAGCTTATACGCCGAGCAAGCAAGAAGAATTACATTGCCGTGATAATAGACCCTATCTACAAGGTCATAACAGGCGACGAGAACTCAGCAGACCAAATGGCACACTTCTGCAACCAGTTTGACAAGGTATGTACAGAGCTTGGCTGTGCGGTCATATACTGCCACCACCACTCAAAGGGAGCGCAGGGCGGAAAGCGTTCAATGGACAGAGCCAGCGGTTCAGGAGTATTCGCCCGTGACCCTGACGCACTTCTTGACCTTTCAGAGCTTGACATTTCAGACAGCCTTTACAAGCAGCAGGAGGACGAAACTGTTTGTCGAATCTGTGAGAACTGGATGAGGAGATTTTACAGAAATACTGATGACCTTTGTTCACAGGACGATCTTGTTACGCCGTCAAAAATGCTTGAGATAACGCACAAGTACCTGCACCCGAACTCATACAAGCTTATGATGACCGACATAGACAAGGCTAAGCTTGCGGTAAGAAACCGCACAGCATGGCGTATAGAGGGTACTCTGAGAGAGTTCCCGAAATTTGCCCCCCTCAATATGTGGTTTGATTATCCTGTTCACAGAGAGGATACCGTGGGCGTGCTTAAAGACTGTGAGGTAGAGGACATCACACCGAACTGGAAAAAGAATTTCAGCAAGAAAAAGACCAATGAAGACCGCAGCAAGGAGCGCAAGGAGAGCATTGAAACAGCTTTCAGCGGTGTGCAGGAGAACGGCAAGTGCCGCATTTCTGAGCTGGCGGAGTACATAGGAAAGGGTGAAAAGACAGTGCGTTCATACCTCAAAGAGCATGGTGGTTTCTGGATAGATGGCGGCGAATGCGGCTTAAAGAAGTGAGGAAAAGAAAGGAAAAAGTCGAGAAAATTTACTTTGAAACGGAAAAGAAAAAATCGAGTATGCATAAGGAAAATATCGGTGTTTTCCTTTAGGAAGAAAATATCGACAAAATACCGACTTTTTCCCGAGGGAAGAAAAAGTATATTATTACATAATATATATTTTCGGGCATAAGCCGCCCGAAAATCTATTCTGAAATAATAAGGCGGCTAGCACACCGACCGCACGAGAGGAGCAGATAACAATGACTGAATTTTTTATGGCAATGATACCGCCGACAGCTACGGCGCAGGAACACAAGGTGGCAGTGAGAAACGGCAAGCCGATATTTTATGACCCACCCGATGTCAAGGCGGCAAAAGAAAAGCTCACGGCAAATCTTGCAAGGCACAGACCGCCTGAAAAATACATCTGTGGGATAAGGTTGGTAACAAAGTGGCTGTTTCCTAATGACGGCAAACACAAGAACGGAGAGTACAAGATCAGCAAGCCTGACACGGATAACTTGCAGAAGATGTTCAAGGACTGTATGACAAAGCTTGACTTCTGGACAGACGACCAGCTTGTGGCGAGTGAGATATGCGAAAAGTTCTGGGCGGACATACCCGGCATTTATGTGAGGATAGAGGAGCTATGACGATACACGAAGTAAAGAAGAGTCTCGGACGCAGGGTGAGCTACAACGGCTCTGATTGCTACGAACTGACAGGGTGCATTATCCGCAAGAGCAGTAAGACAGGTCAGTTCTTCTATCAGGCAGAGATCACTGACAAGACTTGTGGCAACACGTTGGTGTATTGTAGGCTGGAAGAGTTGAGGTGTGAGGAGGCAAAAGAATGAAAACACATAATCTGAAACTTAGCATAGAATTTTGTGACGCCGTTCTGAGCGGTGAGAAAACTTTCGAGGTCAGAAAGAATGACAGAGGTTTTCAGACAGGAGATCTGATAAGATTTATACCGACTGACGGAACGTCTTATCGTAGCTCAGACGGCACAGTAAGAGAACACGCAAAACATGAGATATCAGGGCACACATACAAGATAACATATATCCTCAACGGCTGGGGAATAAAGAACGGGTATGTTGTGCTGGGAATTAAGGAGTATAGACAAACTGAGGAGGTATAACAATGTCAAGATATATTGACGCAGAAAAGTTAAAGTGTTCTATTGATTCGGAAACAGACAGCATATTTGATTGGGATATGACCATAGAAGAACTTTATTATAACCTGTGCAAACTGGTTGATGATGAACCTACCGCAGACGTGCAGGAAGCAAGGCACGGAAAGTGGGAAGCCACAGAATTAATGTATGAAAACGGCTGTACAAGATGTAGTGAATGTAAAACAGAATATTATGCAAGCAATTTAGAAGAAATATGCGGCGATACGTTCCCGACTTATTGTCCACTTTGCGGAGCAAGAATGGACGGTGTTGCTAATGGCTGACCCTATGACCATGTCACGCCTGAAAGCCTACCGCAGGAACGCCTCAGCCATTGAGGACATCAAGGCAGAGCTTTCAGGCAAGTACGTTGCCGACAGTATCAGCGTATGCACTCCGCCGTCCTACACACCACACAGCACACGCATAGACGGCTTTCTACCAAGCGGCGATACACTTTCATTGCTGTGCGAGCAGGCACGGTTAGAGCGTGAGCAGAGGTCTGTGGAGGAGTTTATCAAGGGGATAGAGGATAGACAAATGAGGAAGATATTTGTACTCAGGTTTGTAAAAGGCTTTACTTGGATACAGATAGGACACAAGGTCGGAGGTACAGCGGACGGCTGTAGAATGGCGGTCAAAAGATTTTTGCAAAATGCTTAAACTTGTTCGCTCTGTTCGTTTTACCTATGTTATAATTTAAACTGAGGAAAGTGTAGATGTACCTCAGACTTGTACTTTCATTGAAGTCACCTCCAATTTTCTAAGCCCCGTAAGGGGCTATGCAGAACGTGAGTGCATGAGCTTGCGTTCTGTTCCATACGGTCAGTTGGTTGCCCGGAAAAGCCAACACATAATATTTGAACCGCCGCCAAGCTTTCGGCTTCGGGCGGTGTATGCAGGTCGAGAGCGAGCCAGCTCAACATCTGCTCCACCATTTACAAAACTCCTTATAATATTTTCACAAGGGCGGCTGCATTTTGCGGTCGCTTTTGCATTGAGAAGGTGACCTTATGCCAATACCAAGACCAGATCGAAGCGGTTCACATCAACAGCAGTTCCGTATCAACAAGAAGAAAATCTACGCTACCCAGACAGTCTGCGGTATCTGCGGAAAGCCTGTTGATTTTTCCTTGAAATATCCTCACCCTTTGTCGGCTTGTATAGATCACATCATACCCATAGCAAAAGGCGGTCACCCTTCGGACATTTCAAACTTGCAGTTGGCGCATTGGTGTTGTAATCGTCAGAAATCTGACAAACTGGTGGAAAAACAGGTGTTTGACCAGTCTCTTGACCTGATTTCCAACCGAATTTTACCACAATGTTACGATTGGAAGAATTTTTAACAAATTATTAACAATATGGGGGGTATGCCCCCTTTTGAGGTCAAAAAAGACCTTCACCGCCGCACTGCTTATATTTCTCGCAGAATTGAAATAACTGGAAAGGATATACAAGATGAGCGAATACAAAGGCATGGCATATTTGAAAAAGAAGCTCTCCTCAAAGGCTTCGAGGGTCAATGTGCGCTATGACTACTATCACATGAAGAACGGCCTTACTGACATGGGCAAAATGATACCACCAAGCTATAACTGGATGCGTCCTGTGCTAGGCTGGTGTGCAAAGGCTGTTGATACCCTTGCGGACAGAATAGTATTTGACAGTTTTGAAGACAACACTTTCTACGTCAACGAGATATTTGACAACAATAATCGTGACGTGTTCTTTGATTCTGCCATTCTCTCAGCGTTGGTGTCCTCCTGCTGCTTTGTGTATATTTCGGCTGATGAAACAGGCTATCCACGCTTGCAGGTCATTGATGGCAGTAACGCTACTGGCATTATCGACCCTATCACGAATATGCTCCGTGAGGGCTATGCAGTGCTTGACACGGATAACGATTTCAACCCCACTATCGAAGCCTACTTCACCACCGAACAGACAGAGATATATCGCAGAGGCTATGATGTTGAGATCTATGACAATCCTGCGCCTTACCCTCTGCTTGTGCCTATCATATACCGCCCTGACGCTGTTCGTCCTTTCGGTCACAGCAGGATATCAAGGGCGTGTATGGAGCTTGTGCAGGAGGCTATGAGAACGCTCAGGCGGTCGGAAGTATCAGCCGAGTTTTACAGCTTCCCACAAAAATATATACTCGGCCTTTCGGATGATGCCGAGAAAATGGACAAATGGGGTGCAACAATGTCCTCACTGCTGACTATCACCAAAGATGATGATGGCGGTAATCCTACTGTCGGACAGTTTCAGCAGCAGTCCATGTCACCATACTCTGAGCAGCTTAAATCTATAGCTTCACTGTTCGCAGGAGAAACAGGCCTGACCCTTGATGACTTGGGCTTCGCAACATCCAACCCTGCCAGTTGTGAAGCGATCAGAGCGGCACACGAAAATCTTAGGCTTACCGCACGCAAGGCGCAGAGGACGTTCGGTAGTGGTTTTCTAAACGTGGCTTATCTTGCCGCCTGCGTTCGTGATAACACAGCCTATATGCGCTATGCTTTCAGTGACATCAAACCGCAGTGGCTCCCTATTTTTGAACCTGATTCTGCCGCACTCTCAGGCGTGGGTGACGCTATTTTAAAAATAAATCAGGCTGTTCCTGACTATCTAGGCGCAAAGGGCATCCGTCAGCTCACGGGCATAGAGGGCGAAAACAATGGCTGATATCGGTGCAGAACTGCTTGAAAAGATAAGAGCTGAGTTTCAAAAGACGTGCAAGGCCGACAAGTACATTCAATCTGTTTTGAAAAAGATAGAGGGTGGCACTGCGAAAATGGAAGAAGTCGCCCTATTATCGAAACAGCTCGGATTTAGAGCCTCTCGGGCTATCGGTGCACACGTCAACGTAGCGGCCTTGCCTGACGGCAAAATGTACTACAACATCGCCGACACCATTCTCACGGGCGTGCTGAAAGATAACTATGATATCATCAATTCTGCTGCCGCAGAATGCCAAAAGGCACTTGACAGAACGGCAGGCATAAACATCACACCTCAGCAGGCTGCTTTTCCTACGGAACGTGTGCAGGCGGTAGTTAATGCGGCTTCAATACCAGATATTGCGGAAGATAAGATGATACGGCGAATGACAGCTCCGGCGCAGAACATCACCGAGAGTTTTTACAACGATTATGTGCAAAAAAACGTAAAGTTTCGTTCTGATGCAGGACTGGACTGCTACATCATTCGCAACGATCACGGTGGCTGTTGCAAGTGGTGTTCAAACCTTGCAGGTAAATATCACTATCCCGAAGATGTTCCCAAAGACGTTTACCGCAGGCATGATAACTGCGGCTGTACTGTTACATACCTCAACGGCAGAAAGGCACAAAACGTGTGGAGCAAGGCCAAGTGGAACGTTTCAGATGAAGAGCTTGAGCAGATGAAGAAAGCCGGTTCAAGACAGCCTGCGAGGCTTGACAAACGTGGCGTAAGTGGTATAATGAAGAGAATAGAAGAAACAAATAATTATGATGAACTTGAAAAATATTTGAGCAGCAAATACAACATTACAACCGACGACAGCGTAAAGCAGCTTGATTTTAAAACTGTTCGTGAAACTTTAAAGGGTATCGAAAGTGTATTTGACGATTTTCCAGAACTTAGTGATAATATAAAGAAAATAGGTACTGGCAAACATGGAGTTATGTGCTGTTCAGGTGAAGAGATCAAGTTTAATCCGAAATACTATAAAGACGTATCCGGATTTAAAAAGATGTGTGAAAATTCTTCTGCAAAAGGTTGGTGGCCGCCAAACAGTTCACCTGCGTCGATCGGCGTTCATGAAACAGGTCATGCAGTTGAATGGCTATTGCTTTCAAAAAGTAATTTTGATTATCCGTGGCAAAAATTATATGCTTGGAATCGTGGAGATATGTCAGGAGGTATAGTATCTAACGCCGTTAAAAACATCAAAAAGATATCGTACGGAAAAGGCAAAAAGCAGTCCGAATTGATGGGCGCAGTTTCGAGATATGGAGCAACTAAAAAGCAAGAATGCTTTGCAGAGGCATTTGCTGACTGTTTTTCTAATGGTGAATCGGCAAATCCACTTTCGCAAGAAATAGTTAAGCTAGCTAAAGAAAAATATATTAGTTTAAAAGGAACGTGATAATATGAGAGAGATGCCAATATGGTTGGACTATGCGGAATTTGATGACGACGGATTATGCGGCATATCCCCAAATGCACCGGACGAAGTAAAGAAAGCTTACGAAGATTATTTAGCTGAAGAAGAAGAGGCTAAATCAGAAGGCATAAAAATTTAATAATTTTTACCGCTTCGCTACGGCGAGGCGGTATTTTTATACCCAAAATCAGAAAGGACGGATAAATATGAATTTTGGACAGGCGATTGAAGAAGCAAAAAGAGGTAAGAAAATAGCAAGAAAAGGTTGGAATGGCAAAGGACAGTATGTTGAGCTTGCCACTAATGTTAGTTATAAATCACCTAATGGTACTGTGACAAACGTAGACCATAAGGATATGGGCAATAAAGCATTAGCGTTTGTGGGAACTTCTGGCGTACAACTTGGCTGGCTTGCAAGTCAAGCAGATATGTTGTCGGAAGATTGGCAGACAATAGACTAATCAAATATCAGAACTAAGCACCTTAAAGGGTGCTTTTTTCGTACCTAAAAGGAGGTAATCCACTATTGAGGATAAGAGAGTCGGCAGGCAGACCCCCACCATATCGGTAGTGTTGCCATATGAGCAGACCAAAGGCGATGAGGCTATCGCAATGTACAACAAATCGGGGCGCACCGCACAGGAATGGCAGGAGCTAATGCTTTATGACATCATGGCGGTGGACGATGAGGGATTGTGGAAACACATGAAGTTCGGCTGGTCGATACCAAGACGTAACGGCAAGTCAGAGCTGCTTATCATGCGTGCAATCTATGGTCTGCAAAATGGTGAGCGTGTTCTTTACACCGCCCACCGAACTACAACATCACATTCGGCATGGGAGAAGATAATCGACCGTATCACAAAAATGGGTTTTCTTGAAAAAGAGGACTTCAAGACCGCAAAGCAGTTTGGTCTTGAGTGCATCAAGTGGCTCAAGGGTGATGGAATTATTAATTTCCGCACACGTTCATCAAAGGGCGGACTTGGTGAAGGCTATGACCTGCTTGTCATCGACGAGGCACAGGAATACACCACTGACCAAGAAACAGCCCTAAAATATGTCGTTACAGACAGCCAAAATCCTCAGACGTTGATGTGTGGAACACCTCCAACAATGGTGTCTGCCGGCACAGTTTTCACAAAATACCGACAGAAGACGATATCGGGCAAAGGTGGTGACGACGGCTGGGCTGAATGGTCCGTGCCAAAGCTCACAAATGCACATGATCCTGAGCTTTGGTATGCCACTAACCCGTCTTTAGGCACTATCCTCACTGAACGTAAGATACGATCTGAGCTTGGCGACCCGAAAGACGACCAGGTTGATGATAATATCCAGCGTTTAGGTTTATGGCTGACCTACAATCAAAAGTCGGCTATAAGTAAAGGAGAGTGGCAGGCACTTTGTATCACTGGCAAGCCCAATATCAGCAGAGAACTGTTTTTCGGCATTAAGTATGCAAAGGTCACGGATAACGTATCTTTGGCTGTCGCTGCAAAAACAACCGACGGCAAGATATTTGTCGAGGCTATCGACTGCCGCCCTGTAAGAGAGGGGAACGGCTGGATAATCGCATATCTGCGCAATCCGCATATGCGTGAAACTGTCATTGACGGCGCAAACGGACAGTCTTTGCTTGCGGCAGATATGAAGAACGCAGGTATCAAGCACAAGCCTATCCTGCCGAAAGTCGCTGATGTGATCACTTCGTCAGCAGGTTTTGAACGAGGAGTATTCGCACAGAATATTTGTCACGCAGATCAGCCGTCCCTTGAACAAGTCATTGCAAACTGTGAGCACAGAGCTATAAGCTCAGGCGGAGGTTTTGGCTACACCTCAATTCTTGAGGGTGCTGACATATCACTGCTTGAGGCGGTGGTGCTTGCTCACTGGGCGTGTGCAAATTCATCAGATAAAAAGAAAGTACAGAAAATAAGCTGGTAACAGCTTGTTATATATCACCTACACCGCAGGGTAAAGCGGGGAAAGGAAACACTATGGCAGAATTTGAAGCTATAACAACACAGGAAGCCTTCGACAATGCGATAAAGGCAAGGCTCGACCGCAACACGGACACAGTTAAGAAACAGTTTGAGGGTTACATTTCCCCTGACGATTTCAAGGCAAAGACAGCCGACCTTAACGGTAAGATCACCGACCTTACAGGCAAGCTTGCGGAAAAGGATACAGCTATCGCAGACCTCACGGCTAAGAACAAGGCATACGAGACCAGCTCGGTAAAAATGAGAATTGCCCACGAAAACGGTATCCCTTATGAGCTTGCGAACAAGCTTTCGGGAGACACAGAAGAAGCTATCAAGAAGGACGCCGAAACATTTGCAAAGTTTATCGGCAAAAAGCAGACAGCCCCTCTTGGTCACACAGAACACAATCACGCAGACGGTAAGAATGCGGCATATAAGTCGCTGCTTGCAGGTCTTATAAAGTAAAGAAAGGAAGTAATATTTATGGCAGATATTCTCTCAAAGGAAAATAAGTTTGACCCTGTTCTTGTAAAAGAACTTTTTGACAAGGTAAAGGGCAAGTCCTCACTGGCTGCGCTTTGCGACCGAACACCTATCGCATTTAACGGACAGAAAGAGTACATTTTCACAATGGACGATGAATGCGATCTTGTAGCTGAAAATGGCAAAAAGACAAGGGGAAGCGTTGCGCTTGCACCTGTGACTATCGTTCCTGTTAAGCTTGAATACGGCTCACGAATTTCAGACGAATTTCTCTATGCTTCTGAGGAAGCTCAGATAGACATTCTGAGAAATTTCTCTGACGGCTTTGCAAAGAAAGTGGCAAGAGCCCTTGACATCATGGCTTTTCATGGCGTTAATCCAAGAGCCAAGACGGCTTCTACGATTATAGGTACAAACCACTTCGACAACGGCGTAACTGTGATAAAGCAGGACGGCACGTCACCAAAGACACCTGACGCTCTTATCGAGGAGGCTATCGCTGCAGTGCAGGACAACGAATATGATATCTCAGGTCTTACAATGGCGCCGTCATTTAGAGCTGACCTTGCAAAAATGGTGGACACAAGTGGCAGAAAGATTTATCCTGACCTTGCTTGGGGCAATGCACCGACTTCTATGAACGGCATTCAGACAGTTACTAACAACACTGTTTCGTTCAATTCAAGCAAAGACCTTGCTATTGTGGGCGACTTTGCGAGAGCCTTTAAGTGGGGCTACTCAAAGGAAATTCCACTTACAATCATTCCGTACGGTGATCCTGACAACAGCGGACAGGACCTCAAAGGTTACAATCAGGTATACATCAGAGCCGAAGCATATATCGCTTGGGGCATTCTCGACAAGTCTGCATTCGCTGTCATTCAGTCAGCGGCTAAGTAAGGGGGCAGCATAAATGGCAGCAGAGTACGCAACTATTGAGGACGTTATAAGGCTTGGTCGAAAGCTCACGGCTGAGGAGCAGGAAAAGGCGGCGGTTCTGCTGCCTGTCGCCTGCGCAAAGCTTTCAACTGCCTGCAAGAAATATGGCAAAGATCTTGACATTATGATAGCTGATGAACCTGACGTAGAACTTGTGGCAAAAGATATCATAGTTCGTGCCACGCTGAGAGCTGTAGACACCATTGCGGACAGCTCTCCTGCGACTTCGCAGGCTTCACAATCGGCTATGGGCTACTCAGTATCAATGACATATCTCAACGCAGGACAGCAGCTGTATTTCCTCAGAAATGAGTTGAAAGAGCTGGGCGTTATGAGGCAGAGATATGGTGCAATGGAGGTATATGATGTATGAGATTAAATATCAAAGGCATACCTGTTAAGCTTTCTGTAAGAACGCAGACAGGTATTGACGACTTCAACAGACCTACATATGAGGTATCTCAGGAAGTTGTCGAAAACGTGCTTGTGGGCGAGCCGTCCGCAGAGGACGTTGTAAACGAGCTTAACTTATCGGGCAAACGCATAGCTTATGTGCTCGCTATACCGAAAGGCGACACTCACACATGGGAGAACACGGAAGTTGAGTTCTGGGGAATGACGTTCAAAACTGTTGGTATCCCTACGCAGGGCATTGATGATAATATCCCTTTACAATGGAACAAAAAAGTAAAGGTGGAACGCTATGAGTAAAGTTAAGATAGAGCTTGACCACAATGCAGTTGCGGCTTTTCTCTGCTCTGAACCTGTCGAAAGCATGGTCAAGGGATATGCTGACAGAGCTGTTCAACGTCTTGGCACGGGGCATAAAGCGTATACTATCACATGGACAAGATACCCGAAAATGCGCCGTAAGGTCGCTATCGTCAAGGCTAAGACAAAGAAGGCTCAGCGTGCTAATCTTAGAAATAACACACTTTTAAAGGCGGTGCTTGGCAAGTGATAGAGAAGATAATTCTTGACTGGCTGGGGGCAAAGCTTGACGTTTCAGTTTATCTTGAAGAACCTAAAAACCCACCAAAAGAGTATGTGCTTATCGACAAGCTAGGCTCGGCAGAGAATGATTTTATCACCTCTGCCACCATAGCCGTTCAGAGCTACTCAGCGAGCCTATACGGGGCGGCAGAACTTAACACAAAAGTTAAAAAGGCTATGTCTGAAAGCGTGTCACAGGGCGATATATGCCGCTGTGCGTGCACGTCAGACTACAACTATACAGACACAGAAACAAAACGATACCGCTATCAGGCGGTATTCGATGTAACCTACTACGACGAGGAGTGATAATACTATGGCAAACAACAAAGATAACGTATCAACAGGCAAGCCAAAGGTAGGCGGAGCGGTTTTCACAGCGGTCACAGGATCTACACTGCCGACGGATGCAACAACAGCACTTGACGCAGCGTTCAAAAGTCTGGGCTACTGCTCAGAGGACGGAGTAACAAACAGTTCTGGCATTTCTACTGAGAATATAAAGGCCTGGGGTGGAGATATCGTGGACACACCGCAGACAGAAAAGACGGACACGTTCAAGGTCAAACTGATAGAGTGTACCAATACAGATGTGCTGAAAACTGTCTACAATGGCAGCAACGTTTCGGGCGACCTTGACACTGGCCTGACTATCAAGGTAAACAGCGCAGAGCATGAAGATCAGGCGTTCGTATTTGATATGATACTGAAAAATAACGTACTGAAAAGAGTGGTCGTTCCGTTCGGCAAGGTGACGGAGATATCTGATATCACCTATAAGGACAACGAGGCTATCGGCTATGAGCTGACTATCACAGCCACACCTGATGAGAACGGCAACACACACTATGAGTATATGAAGAAGGGGGAATAACCTATGCTGACAGGTAAGACAGAAAGCGGTTTTGAGTTTGAAATAGAGGAGAAGACCCTTGACGACTATGAGTTTATCGAAGCTGTCGGTAAGTGTGAACAGGGCGACCCTCTCGCATATGTCAAGGTAGTTGACGCCGCCCTGGGAAGCAAGAAAGAAAAAGCTTTTGCGAAGATAAGAGAAAAGTGCGGCTATGTATCAGCAAAAGAGATAACAAAGCTTATCGTGGAGATCTTCAAGACACCTAAGACAAAAAACTCCTAGTCCTTGCCGCTGTCATGGAGCGCTATCCTGATGAGCTTGATTGCGATATGGCACAGTATTATCACATATACGACTACAAGTCGCTGCCTGCACGAAAGGTGGCGACTTTTCTTTGTGGTCTTGACAGTTCATCACGGGTCAAACGCAAGCTTAATGATGTTGGCGGTTCGTTTTCTGAAATACTGCTTGCGCTGATATTTGACCGCCTGCAATGGATATGCTGGTCGCAGACAAAGGACGGACAAAGAGGCGTGAACGTACCGCAGTCAATAGCTGAAAAGCTTATAGGTAAAAGCGAGAGTGGCAGCGAGATAACAGCGTTCCGAAGCGGCGAGGATTATGAGAAAGCAAGAAGAAAAATCTTAGGAAAGGAGGGCTAACATGGCAGAAGAAAACGGCACACAGCTAGGCAAAGCATATGTGCAGATAGTTCCGTCTATGCAAGGGCTTGCGTCAGAGCTGAGAAGAGCGTTCGGGGATAGTATGCCCGATGGTCACAAGTTTGGAAGCTCTCTTGGCGGCAAGGTCGTTTCGGGCTTTGGAAGCACTATCAAAAAGGGCTTTGCACTTGCCGCAAAAGCTGGTATAGCAACTATATCGGCAGCAAGCGCAGGCATAGGTGCTATAGTCAAAAGCTCTGCGAGCGCATATGCGGACTATGAGCAGAACATAGGTGGTGTCGAAACGCTATTCAAGGATAACGCCGATACTATCGTAAAGTACGCCAGTGAGGCATACAAGACCGCAGGAATATCGGCTAATGACTATATGCAGAACGTCACAAGCTTTTCTGCGTCACTTCTGCAAGGCTTGGGCGGTGATACAGCTCAGGCGGCTAAGATAGCCAATGAAGCAATGGTGGATATGTCGGACAATGCCAATAAAATGGGTACTGACATATCTTCTATCCAGAACGCTTATCAGGGCTTTGCAAAGCAAAATTACACCATGCTCGATAACTTAAAGCTCGGCTATGGCGGCACACAGTCGGAAATGGCAAGGCTCATCAACGATTCAGGTGTGCTCGGAGATTCAATAAAAGTCAATGAAAAGACCGTCAACAGCGTGTCATTTGACAAAATGATAGAGGCTATCCACAAGGTACAGACCGACCTTGACATCACCGGTACAACTTCCAAAGAAGCGGCAACAACAGTTTCCGGCTCTCTTGGTTCTGTGAAAGCAGCGTGGGCAAACCTTATGGCAGGAATGGGCGACAAAAACGCTGACCTGAAAAATCTTATCAAGGAAATGGTAAGTACAGTAAAAACCTTTGCAAAGAACATTCTGCCTGTCATAAAGCAGGCTCTTTCAGGGGTCACAACGCTTATAAGTGAGCTTGCACCTGACATAGCGGCCGAGCTTCCACAGCTTGTGAGCGACCTTCTTCCGCAACTTATAGAAGCAGGCACACAGATATTTCAGGCGCTTGTGAAAGGCATTTCTGATAATATCGGCACGATAACGCAGGCGGCCATAACAGCCATTACAACTATCGCAACAGCTCTTATACAGAACACAGGTCCTCTTGTACAGTCGTTGGCAACTATCATAACCACTATAGCACAGGCTTTGCCGACGATTTTACCAGGCCTTATCAATGCTATTGTTGAACAGATACCCACAGTTATACAGGCTGTTATAGATTGTATGCCTGCAATAATTGACGGAACGATTCAGATAGTGACTGCTATCGCTGAGGCTCTTGTTGATAATATAGATCTTATCATAGACGGCGCAGTGCAGATCATAGATGCACTTGCAATGTCGCTTTCCGACAGTGATACGGCGGCTAAGCTTGCCCAATCGGCACTTGAAATAATCGGCACGCTTACAATGGAGCTTTTGAAAAATCTTCCTGATATCCTTGCTGACGGCATACTTATAGCGGTCGAGCTCATCAAGGGCATCGCACAAGGTATGGTGGACTACTTTGCACCTGTTTCAGACGCTTTGTCTGATATGCTTATCGACCTTACAGACTGGTTTTCACGCAAGTGGAACGATTTTAAGGAGTGGGGTTCAGATATGATACAGGCGTTTATAGACGGCATAAAAGATAAGTGGCAGAGCCTTAAAGATACTGTATGTGACGTAGCCTCAAGCGTTAAGGACTTTCTCGGCTTTTCCGAGCCTGACAAAGGTCCTCTTTCAAACTTTCACACCTTTGCACCTGATATGATGGACTTATTCGCAAAGGGTATAGCAGACAACGAGGACACTATCACAATGCAGTTCAACAGGTCGCTGCAACCGCTTATGGATACGGATATCATACCGCCAAGCTTTTCGGCACTTCCTGAAAAGGGTGTGAATAATAGCGATAATGATACCATGAACAAGATCATTGCCCTCCTAGAAACCTACTTCCCACAGCTTGCACAGCAAGGAAACATTTATCTTGATGGCGACAAGCTCACGTCAAAGGTGGACGGAAAACTAGGCGAGAGGGTCACAAGCAATGAAAGGAGGCTTGCAAGTGTCTAGGGAATATATAGAATTTGGCGGTAAGAAGTCCACCGATTTCTATTTGGTTATTCAAAAGGACAGCGTTCAGATATCTCAGCCGGAGGAAAACAGGATAGAAGCCACTTTGCCGTTTATGAACGGCTTTTATGACTTTTCCAAAATGGCAGGCGAAAGGACGTACAAACAGCGTGATATCATGATAAAATTCAGCCTTTCTGCAAAAGATGAAAACGAACTTTACCGCAGAAAATGTGATGTTGTCCGCTGGCTCAGTGGGGCAAAGGGTGAGCTGAGGATAAGCTTTCTGACGGACTATCACTTTGTGGGGGCAACAGCGGTGTTTGATACCTCCGCATTTGAGTTCACTTCACGGCGCACCGCTGATCTGACAGTGAACTTCAAGACGTATCCTTTCCTGCGTTCTGATGATTACTCAGATATCGGCTTTGACGACTTCAACTTTGAAACCGACTATCTGAATTTAACGAATATATCGTTGACAGCGGTCAAACAGACACGATACGCCCCTCCTGCGACCTTGAAAATCTACTCATATGCTGATAGACCCATACGCCCACGCCTTTCTTACAAGCGCTCAGAGGACGATGCAAAGAGTGTGGGCTTCACCTATTTTGCACTCAACGACCAAGAGATAAGTGCAAGTGTATACCGCAACACGGAGAAAGAATTCGACCTTGACGAGCTGACTTTACAGCCTGGTGTGAATACTCTTGCGGCTTATGGCTTCGGCACACTCACGCTCAAACTTTACGAGGAGGCACTCTGATGTTCATAGTAACGATAACAAACGGAGCTGAAAACACTATCATACACAGCGACGGCACAGACCGCATATCGGGTGGCAAGATAGCAAAGACTATCAATGCTGTTGATAGTTTCAGTTTTACCATATATCCGAACAATGCAGGGTATGACCTTTTGAAACCACTGACAACATCGGTCAAGGTCTATGATGAAAGTACTGACAAGGACATTTTTATAGGCAGGGTCTTGAAGTGTCCTGACAGCATGGACGAGAGAGGTCTGATATGCCGTAAAGTCACCTGTGAGGGGCGTTTAGGCTGGCTATATGACAGTGTTCAGCCATATGTTGAATACAAAATGGTAGGTATATCAACAGTGCTTTCTTCGTTCTTGTCAAAGCACAATTCTCAGGTGGGTGCAGATAAGCGTATAGAGCTGGGACAGGTCACTGTGACAGCAAGCAACAACTACACATATACTGCAAATTGGGACAAGACAATGAACGTCATTGCCGACAAGCTTATAGGAAAATTCGGTGGTGAGATACAGCTTCGTGATAAAGATGGCAAGGTATATCTTGACTATTTGGAGAACATAGGACACGGCACAGATACCACCATAGAGCTTGCGGTCAACCTTAAAACCATATCACGGGAAGTCGATGAAACGGCGGTCATAACACGTCTTTACCCTCTCGGCGCAAAGCTTACAGACAGCGAAAAGCGGTTGACCATCGGCACTGTGAATGGTGGCAAGGATTACATAGAGGACAGCTCACTTATCGCAAAATACGGCGTTATAAGCGGTCCGCAGATATGGGACGATATTACCCTTGCGAGCAATCTTCTCAGCAAGGGTAAGGAGTATCTTAAATCTGTTAATCGTGCGAAAGTGCAGTATCAAATAACAGCGCTTGACCTCTCGAGAATAGACAGGCACATTGAACAGTTTGAACTCGGCTGTTGGTACAGAGTAAAAAATAGCCTTATGGGTATAGACGAGGATTTGCGCATTGTGGGTATATCCATAGACCTTGACAATCCGCAGGCTTCACAGCTAACCTTCGGTGACCAATTTGAAACGCTTTCGGGCTTTATGACAGCAAAAACTCAGAGCCTGCAGTCTGCTATAGATAACTCAGAGTTTAGGAACAGACAGGTCATAGACAACAAGATAGAGAATGCAACTAAGCTTATCACAGGTGCAGAGGGCGGTCACGTTATACTCGACCCATCTGAGAAGCCTCAGCGTATTCTGATTATGGACACGGCTGACATTAATACTTGCAAGGCTTGTATCCAGCTGAACAAAAACGGGTTAGGCTTTTGGAAGTCCTCAGACGGTGGGTCGGCTAAAACTGGGCCATACACAAACGCATGGACCATTGATGGAAACCTTGTTGCAAGCTTTATCACGGCGCTGACCTTAACAGGTTTGAAGATAAATAACGGCTCAGGTACCTTTTCGGTATCTGAGGACGGAACAGTTGTTGCCAATAGGCTGTCGTCAAAATCAGCAGATATAACAGGCGGAACTATCAATCTACAGACATCTAGTGAAACTACCAGTGCCATTCAGCTGTCACATAACGAATGGACAGTTAGAATTAGTCCATTGGAAATACGCATTGACAACGCAAGCATAAGTGGTCACGTTGTCATACAGGCAGGTGCGGTATTCGGATATAATGGCGAAAGACAGACGTTTACGCTAAGTACGGAAGACGGAAGTTTAACTCTTTGTGATGAGAACAGCAAGCCTGCTATATTTTGTCTTGGAAAAACAGGCGAAATTTACTGCAAGAGCATTTCGACAGAAAATCACACACTTGATTAAAAAAAGGGGGCAATTTTATGGCAAACATAGACCTTACATCTTTTATAGGAACTGTATCAACAGCATTTGAAGGCAGACAGGTAAGGCAGGCATTTGTGGACGCACTGACAGCAGTGCAGACGGCTGTAAACGAGTTAGATCAGACAATAATCCAGCATAAAACAGCTACACAGGTTGTATCATCAGCAACTTCTACTGTGGCAGTACCGCTGGATATAGACGGCGACCCTGCACAGATAATTGTCACTCTCCGACAGGACGATACACCGACGCCATATCAGAATTTCTGCGTTCATGTAGCTAAATTCAATGGTAAATACAATGCGGTTATTTGCATGGGGCCGTCCGCTGGCTCTAGTACAGTCAGCGTGCCTGCCGGAACATATCGTGTAGACTATATCGTGATAGCATAGAGGGGTGATTAAATGACGATAACACTAAACACAGACTACGACGTAACACTAAGCACCGCCCTGCTAGGATATGTAGGTGAAACAAACGCCCGCCCTGTATCGGTCGAAGGGCTGACAGTAGACGGTGCAGACCGCTATGTGCTGACTATAGACTACGGCGATGGGGTTCAGTATGAGGTCGATATCACAGGCGGCACATGGACGCCTACTGCTGATATACTGCGTTCAGCGCAGACAGTCAGCTGTCAGATATGTGCGAAAAAACTGTCAGGGCAGGAATATATCCTAGTAAAAAAATCACGCATATTCCGCCTGAGAATAGGTGCGGCTATAGGCGATAATGCTATCCCGTCACCAAGTGTGGCAGCTGACGCACTGGATAGGATATCGGCAATCGGTGAACAGGTCGAAGCTGACGTGGAAAGGGCTGAGAATGCAGCTAGCACGGCTATGCAGGCGGCTGAAAACGCAAAAAAATCTGCCACAGCCGCAGAGAAATCAGCCGACACGGCAACGCAGGCGGCAAGCCGTGCGGAAACCGCAAAGACAGCGGCTGAAATGTCCGCAACACAGGCAGGCACTGCAAGGCAGGGTGCAGAAAACGCACGTCAGCAGGCGGTCACTGCACAGAACGCTGCTAAAATATCCGCAGTGCAGGCATCAACGGCAGCACAGCAGACAGAGGCTGATAAGACAATAACGGCAGGCTACGCTAAAACTGCTAAGACCAATGCTGACAGCACTACAGCAGACAGACAGGCGGTGCAGACGTTGGCAGAACAGGTGACAGCCGATAAGGCTACAGTGGCAGACCATGCCGCTAAGGTTGCAGAGGACAGAACAGCCGCTGAAACTGCTGCGCAGACGGCACAGGCGGTGGCTGATAGTCTGCCTGAGGACTATGTGACGGCTGTTGGAAAGATAGCTGAAAACACGGCTGAAATAGCTAACGTGAAGCTGACCGACAAGGAATTGCAAAGGCGTGTGGACGCACTGTATTTCATAGGTCAGGGTATCACGCACCAGTTTGAAACTGACAGCGAAACGGCATATCAGAAGACTGTGCCGACTGGGGCGAAGTTGATGAGCGTGAAGTCGATAGGTGGTCATTCTGAGGTCATTGACGGGGAAATTGTTAGTGCTGGGGTGACAGAGGTTGTGGAGCAGGGACGAAATTTGTTTGATGTTGAAAAATGTGCAGCATTAGGTCTGTATTACGGTTTTGAAATTGACACAAATAAAACACTACAAATAGCCCTGAAAGACGGAAAAACGTGTCCGACAAATGTGTCGTTTGGAATTGTGTATGTTCATGGCAACACAATGGCAAACTGGCTGATTACATCGAATGGTGTCAGAGAAACTATAACAAATTCTAGGGATATGACCGATTCAACACAAATTATGGTGGCATGTTATCCAGGTAACAAAGAAACCATGCAATCAATAGCTGACGCATTTGATATAATGCTTGTGGACGGTATATACAAACCAGATACCATGCCAGCCTATGCCCCCTTCCACCGCAACGAGTATCCAATTCCAGAAGCCATTAGGGCACTGCCTGGCTACGGTTGGTCGGCAGGAACGGCACGAAACTATGTGGACTATGAAAATAAACGATACGTTCAGTGTGTGAACAGCGTTGATTTGGGGACGAAAAACTGGCTGATGTACAAAGACGGTGACTACACCCCATTTTTCTATCTGAACGCTGGTGGTATATCGGACATCCGAGGTGGCACATCAAATTTTCTGTGCCCAAAATATCAGTATGCTAAAATAGGCGTTACTGACAACGCATCTGGACTATATGTTTTGGAGAACACAACGGTGCGTGTGCGAGACACCGCCTACACCGACGCCGCATTTAAACAGGCAATGCAGGGCGTAATGCTGTATTACGAATTGGAATCCCCAATCGTCACGGATATTTCAACCCTGATACCAGACGATTTCCTGCGAAACATCGAGGTAGAGGCAGGCGGTTCAATCACGTTCAAGAACAGCAATGACAGCTATCGCATACCAGTACCGTCGGAAGAAGAGTATGTTGTGAAGCTGAGTGAAGTGGGAGGAAGCGTATGACAAATTTACAAGAAGAAATGCTGAAAGCCGCAGGACTGACGGAAGACAATTTCCGTAAACCCAAAGTCACCGAGATAGACAGAATAAAGGCAAATGTCGATTTTCTGGCTATGTTGAACGGTGTTGAGTTGGAGGTGAGCGGTGATGAGTAAGAACTACGTCAAGGTCAAGAGATACTATGACAGCAGTTTGTGGTCGGTTGCTATGGTACACGCCGCTGTCGGCAAGTGGATCACGGCTGAGGAGTATGAGATGATAACAAAGGAGGTATACC